CATTGTAGCTCTATTTCCAGATCCAGTATTGTGGTCTATTAAAGAGACTGCTGCTGCCGCTACACTATCTGTAGTTGTGTTTCTACTAGCCTGTAATTGACTGTTTTGTGCAATAACTAAATCTAAACCACAACTTATACCACCAGTAACAGATAAAGCAGGCTGACCATCTGCCGTGATTGAGACAGAACCTAGAAAAGTTGCATTTTGTGATGTGTCTATTTCTAAAGCGGTTGTTTCAGCGTTACTTGCATTTTTAGTTGCAAAAGTTAATTTATCATTTGAGTTATTCGCATAAATACTTGCGGCAAAATTTGGTGTTGAATCAGTCCAAGCTATTTTATTATTTACGCCTGAGCCTTGTGCTAAAGTTAAACCATAAGCAGCAGTTTTACCACCTACACCTACTTTTCCTGCAAAAGTTGCATCACTAGAACTTGATACAGATAATGGTGTAGTAGAATTTGTGGTATCAAATATCTCAAATGCACCATTATTATTTCTTAATCTAAAATCACTATTGCTATTTGTATCTACAAAATCTATTGAAGGTACATCTTTACTTATAGCTATATCACCTGTAAAGGTAGCATCGCCACTTGTCGATATAGTTAATCTTGTTGCACTACCAGTTTGTACTAAAAAAGCACCACTAGAGCTACCAAGAACTGCTGTACCACTACTATCAGTTAATTCTATTTGTGAATCAGCAGATGATGATGTAAACCTTGCAGAAATTTGAGTTGAATTTACTGATAAAGGTCTCGCAGGGCTAGTCGTGCCTATGCCGATATTCGATGTACTTCTGTCAATAGTTAAAACTGTAGAGGCTACGCTTGAAAATGTTTTATCTAAATGTAAATCAGCACTTGCATCTAATCTAAAGCTATAATAATTTGTAGAACCTGCACCAAAGATAAGTGTACCATCAGACATTGCTGTACTGCCACCAAGAGAACTTTTAAGTATTGAAACAGAACCTGCAAAAGTTGAAGCACTTGAAGCACCATCCATACTTAAAATCGCAGTTGTATTATATCTTAAATTCATTACAGCACCATCATTGGTTATTGCCATTGGGTGCGTATCTCTAGTATCGTTTAATATTAAGCCTACTGGGTTTGCAGAAGTAATTTCTATTTTTCTTGCAAGGCTATTATTATCTTCAAATGATGTACCACCAAAGATTGCATCACCTGCAAAAGTTGCATTGTTAGAAGCTAAAACTATAGTGTTATTTCCAGAGCCATCTCTTATAGTTACATTACCAACATTACCATCAATACCACCCATAAACATATCGCCATTGTTATCAATGCCAATCATTCTCAATGCTGTAGAACCATTGCTATGAGTTCCTTCAAAATATTTGTTATTAGCTACTCTTGCACTATCATTAAATATTCCTTTACCTGCAAACGTAGCACCTGATGAATTTAATTTTAATTGATTGACTTCTGAATTATTTACAAGGGTAGTAAGCAATAATTGACCATCCTCTGCACCTGCTGTACTATCTTCTATTTGACCAAATATACTTGCATATCTTGTATTATTACCTGAAGCGTCATTGCCATCAAAATTAATAAATGAAAATGTGTTTCCATTACCATTATCATCTGAACGTAGAGTTAATCCTGCATCACCAGTACCATCATTTTCAAATAATATTTCATTTGAACTAGAAGAATCTGCAAAAACGTGAAGCAAACTAGATGGACTAGTTGTTGAAATTCCTACCGAACCTCCAGCAGTTATTGTAACTGCATTATTAAGTTTCATATCTAAAAAGCTAGATGTTCCTCTGTTATATCCTTGTGCAAAAACTACACCTCCACCAGCAGAATAACCAGCTTCAAAACCTTGATTTGCATCATCACCTACTCTAAAATCTCCACCTTGTACATCTAATTTCATCCCAGTTGTTATAGATGCCGTACCAATACCTACGTTAGTATCAAATCTTATAGCACCTGCACTATCATTATCAGAAAACCTTAAATCTGCACCACTACCATAAATATCCCATTTACCAGTACCACTACTTGCATATAATCTTACATAATCGCCACTAGATGAACTTGTTGATATAAACTTTTTAGAAGTTGCAGTAACATCACCTGCAAACGTTGCATTTTGTGATGAATCAAGTGTAAGTGCAGTTGTCGAACCAGTTGTGAAACCTAAACTATCGGCACCTACTCGATACATACCAGTATTATCATCACCATAGAAAGTGAAATCAGGCGCACCTGCATTACCATTATTACTTGCGCCTATTTGACCATTAACTGATAATTGTACTGCTGAATCAGGTACAAGACCAACACCCAATAAACCTTGAATTTGAATGTTACCACTTGATTCACTTATGACAGAATCAGTAATCGTATCTGTGTCAGACCACTTTACAATCTTACCCGCAGTCCCGCTACCATCCACAGCACCTGCACCAATAGGTATCTCGACAACTTGACCAGAAGATGTTACACCTAATCTTTGTGTTACTGTGCCAGTAATACTGCCACTACCATATTGATGTAATCTTACTCCTGTTGTCTGTGCAAAAGTAAATTGTGTTGAACCACCAACACCAAGCTGTATGTTATCAGCAGATGTAGTTCCTGCAATATAAACATCACTTGTATTGCCCCATAAAAGCTTATTAGAATTATCAAGAAGAATATCTCCACCTGATATTGTTAATTTAGAAGAT